TAATTCTGTTGCACCTGTAATAGTTGTTGCACTAAATCCTGCATATGTTTTTATTCTTGATGCCGCAGTTTTTCTAAGTGTTCCACCTGCTCCATCATCTACTAAAAATAAATCAGCGTCAGCTATAGCTCCGCCAATATCAGTTTGACCTGTTAATACGCTAGAACCTAAACTGCCTGCAACAACACCACCTGTAGGAACGTCTATTGTGCCCACAGCTTTTGCTTGATGAACAACATAAATATTGTTTGTGCCGCTAGGAGGAGCGCCAGTAAATGTTAATGTTGTACCGCTTACAGTGTATGCACTGTTTGGGTCTTGTCTTACGTTTCCAACAAATACTTCTATATCCAATGTGCTAGCTGGTGCTGTGGATAATGTAAATGCTACCGCACTTCCATCTCCATCAAATCTATCTCCAGTTAGTGATTGAAAAGTATTTGTAGTATCTATTGGTGTTCCGACGTATGCCATTTATCTATCCTTATGTACTTATTGAATCTACACTTGTTACCCAAGCATCTAAACCATTAGCTGTATTACATACTGCTACCAGTCTATCGCCACTCATCATTACAACTTTAGAGCCCGCATCGATTAGTTCCAAAGCACCGCCCACAGGAATGGGGGCACCTTTTACTAAGTAAATGTTTGAGCCGTTGTGTTGTAAGTATACGTCTGCTGTAACTTGGGAAGTGAGAATGTTAGCTAATCGTATTCCTACGATTGCATCATCACTATCCGCAAATCTAAGTTGCACGTCGGTAGTTGATACGGGAAAGCCTTTGCCTTCGAAATCTTGAGCCATATTACCCTACCTTATGCTACATCATCTATTAAAGCTGCTACGATACAGTTAGCTGTCGCATCACCTGTTCCGCCTATATCAGCACTAATAGCATGTAGATTCGCTACTGTAGTGTTTGGTAATCTACCGTACCAGGACTCGCCTGCTCCAATAAATACACCATCAACTAAGTCATTTGCTGCTGTTCCACCGTCAAAACATACAATTATACCATCACCTGCGCTCAGGTTTTTGATAAATATAAAATTAATTTTGTCGTTTGCGTGAACAGCTGTTGGTGCTGTATCATCATCTACTGCTGTATAGTCTGTGAAAAATCCTGCTATTAAATCAGTGCTGGTTGCTGTACAAGCTGTTAACTTGTAATACCATTTGTCGTTCGCATCGGTTGGAGCCAATGTCATTGAACCACTAATTGTTTTAGCTATTTCATCAGGCAATACTGTAGCTGTAATAGTTACACTTGCTGAATCTGCCATATTTTATTCCTCCTAAATTATAAAGCGATTGCCATTGCAGTGGCAAATCCCTTTGTTGCACTATTAGCGGGATCAATCCCATTAATAGTTGTTACGTCTAAGTTAGCTAATGCATTAAATACTTCATCAGAACCATCAACAAATATTGCTGTGTCTCTGCCCGAAGGTAATGTATAAGTAACTGCGTTTGTACCAGATTGAAAAGTTAGACTAGAGTCCGTATCATTTTGTACAAAATAATGAGCTTCTATATCTGGTAAAGTTATTGTTTTAGTTGCGCCTGGTGTACCTGTAAATACTAAAATTTTATTACGACCATTTTCATCTGCATAAGATGTTGGTTGCGCAGTAAAAGTTAAAGAGACATTACCTGATACAGCTATAGTAGCGTAACCACTAATTGAATCTTCAAGTCTATTCATGTTGTCGTTGGTTTGTGCACCCCAGGTTCCGTCGTTCTCCCCTGTGGCCATTAACCTTAGACCTAAATTACTCCATGTTGATGACATAGTTTATTCCTTATGCAATTCTAATAATTGCGTTTGATGCATCTGCAGCTGGGAATGCAATAGTAAATGTGCCCCCTGTTACTGTGTAGTCTCCACCAAAATCAATTACCATTACTGCTGAACCTGAATCACTTGTGTTGTATATTAAACAACCACGCGTTGTAAATGTAGCTGATGTCCATGAGACATCTGAAAAATCTGTTATTGCTGTTGTGCCTGCGTTTGAAGGATCTACATTTGTCAGTGCTTCCCCTGCTGATGTATATCCGTTTCCGTTTGCTAACTCATCTGATGCGTCAGTCATATTTGAGTAATTTGTAGTTGCTGCTCCGTGTGTACCTGTGATACTTGCATTGGCTTTAAATAAGGCTATCTTAAAAGCATCAGCTCCGTTATTGAAGTCATGATCACCTTCTAATAGCTCTTTCTTAAAAGTTGTACAAAGTGCTGATGTTAATCCCATATCTTATCCTTTTATTTCACCTTTTATGAACTCGTCAGTTCGTTTTCTTATTTGTTCTTGGGCTATGAATGTTTGCAAAGAACGGTCATATAAACCTTGATATCTCTGCAATTTCTCAGCCGTATCTTTCATAAATATACTAGCCTCTACAAGACTACCATATAATATGACATCAGGAGCAAAATCTCCAACGTAAGTGTTTGCGTTAGTAGAACTTAATCCTGCTGGTTTAATAGTATAACCTATTTCTAGCGTAGTGTCAACACTAGGAACAGGGCCAAATAAATAATTTACTTGTCTATTACTAGAAGAGTAAGCTGCACCTGTACTTGTATACCCAAAAAACTTAGGAGTGCCTGTAGTAGCACTGTTTTGAGTGTATTCTCGTATAAATGTATCGTCTTTTTCTTCTAAAAAATCACCTGTTTGTAGTTTCATATATCTTGTAATATGAACATCTTGAGGAACGTCAGTTGTATTAGTATTTGCTGTTACTAGAATAGTAGTAGTTTTTCTAAAGTAATTAAGGTCTGATTCTCTTTGAATCCTATCTTCAGCCAATTCTATACATAAGTCAATCGGCGCTTTACCAGAACCAGTAGCAGTAGTAAATTCTGCTGCATCATTCTCAGCCCAGTCCTGAATACCTTGTTTTAATTGTACGTAAGTTAATCCCATATTAAGCGTTCCATGCTCCTAGACCATAAGGGTTATTACCCCATCCTGGTTGTGCAAATGTTATTGTACCACGTCCTGCAGTCATTTGCAACCCACTTATTGAAACAACTAGTTGCGGAACAACAGTACCTTGAGCTGATGTTGAGCCAATACCTGCTACATTTTCTGTAGCACTAAAGGCTAATGAACCTTGCGCTGAGGTGCCTGCTTGTCCAGGTGCATTCTCAGTTAAATTAAACTGTAGCCCCCCTTGAGCAGAAGTTGCTGCTATTCCTGTAGGAGTAGTTTGAGCTTTTGCTAGTATAGTACCTTGAGCAGATGTACTTGCTATTCCCGATGGGTTAGTTGTTGCTGTGTAGCCTGGGGTACCTTGAGATGATGTTAAACCAAATCCTCCAGCATCTTCTGAAATGTTTAATGATACTTCACCAACAAATGTGCCCATTTTAGCAGCAAAGTTTCTAAATAAAGGCCCTGCTCTAAAAGTTGTAGTTTGATTTTTATTGTCGTTATCAGGTCGTGGATCTTTTAAAACATCCCCACGAGTTTTCTTTAAATATTTTTGTGGTTCTAATTGTGGGTGCTTAGATTCAAAATCTGATTTATGAACTTTGATACCTGTCCACTCTGTGCGAGCGTCTTTGTATCTAATTTTACGACCATAACGATCGTCTATTAAAAATGCTTTCTTTCCTGAAGAATATCTAGCCATTAATAAACCTGTGGTAAAACGTGAAAACTTACTCTTTCTCTATCTTCTTCTCTTGCTTTTTCCCAGTCTTGATCATATAATGGTTTTAATACTGCAAGTCTCTCTGGTGCTTTTTTAACAGCAAGTTCTACTGCCAAACCGCTAATCAATGCTGGTAAATATCTTCTTGGTATATCAGGATTCTGTGTATATGTTGCAGAAACATCTTGCGGATATTTTATACTCCAAGTTAATAATTGGTAATAAGTTTGATCAGGTATAGGCCACAAATAAACTTTATGAGTTGCTGAAGCTGATGATGTGAATTGAGAATTTCTTTCAACTGCGTATTGCACAGGTTTGCCTGTGTTTAATTTACTTGGGATAGCTAGATATTCATCCATGCTAATTCTTTCAATTATAATATCTGAAGTTGCTGATGTATCTGAATTATCTCTAATTGCTGAATCAAGTATATCTAAATGCGATGTTGAATTAAACGTAATATGATCTTGATCTTTAGTCATATTAGTTGTTTCTAAATCTAATGTAAATAAATTTACACCATCATTAACCCATTTAGTTAGTAATAAGTTTAATGAGCGTCTAGCTGTTTTTAAATCATATC